CCACCACCAGCTGAACCATTTGCGCCGCCACCGCCGCCGCCGCCGCCACCGTTCCCCGAGGCCGCTGTTGAACCGTTGCCGCCGTTGCCGCCTTGATGGCCCGACTGCCCTGAGTAGTAGCGGATTTGGTCAATACCCATGCCACCGCCACCACAACCGCCGACGGTTGCCGGATTAGTTACACCCAAGTTGGCTGCACCGTAACCGCCGCCTACTGCCGTCTCGTCGTTGCCGTTGGTGCCAATGCGGCTAAAGCCGCCTTGTGCGCCTTTTGCGCCACCTGCACCGATTGTCACAGTTTGGTTAGTGTCGAAATACGCGCTGTATTGCTGTACGCCGCCGCCGCCGCCACCACCTGCGTAGTAGCGGTTGTCGGTCATGTCGCCACCTCCGCCACCACCAGCGACAATCAAAATGTCAAATCTGCCTGGTCGAGTGACTGTAAGCGTCCCGCCAGCCGTGAATGTCAGCATCGTGAATGCGACGCCGCCTACCGTAATGGACGAGCTTGAGCCGCCTGTTGCTACGCCGTAATCAGTGCCTGCGGGAAAAAAGATTGCTGTGGAGGCCGACGTAAAATACAGCGCGCCGCCTCCCCATTGCCCCAACGCTAAAGATCCTGCCGTGTTGACTGTTGCTGTGCCTGCTGTGATTGTGCAGGTGCCGGTGTTGATGTTATGGATCCAAACCACGTCGCCAGCCGTAAAGACTGATGTGTTGACTGTGATTGTCTTTGCGGTTGCCGCGTTCATGACGATCCGCTTGCCAGCGTCGCCAGCGACAAGTGTGTAGTTGTCGGTTTTTGTATCGACTGTCCAGTTGTAATCGTTTGCCTGAAGTGTGGACATCTGCGCGGCTGTGAGCACTTGCCCGCTGGTGAAAGTCTGCTTAGCCATGCCAATCAGCCTAGAACATTGTTGGCGTCAAGAATGCCATACAGGGGATCATTCAAGATCAGGTCATAGACGAGTTGGGCGGGGGTCGTGTAGTAGCGGGCTGCGTGCCCGTTGGCAAAGTCAATGCGATGCTCGACGCCTTCGACCGTGAGGTCTTGGTTCAATGGGCTTGGTGACCCGCCCACCAGGATCTCTTTCTCGATCGCTATGTAGCTACCAATGTCAATGATGCTGGCGTCGTCGCGTTGTGTTGTCGTCAGGCTGCCGTACCAGGTCTCCACGGCGTCAAAGCGGGCTTCTGGCTCTGGATAGAGCAGGTAATCGGCTAGGTCTGTGGCGGCGGTATTGCTTTCCAGCAGGCTGTCGGTGATGAACAGCGTCTTGATGAAGTAAGTGGACTGGCTTGCAAGGTCTGACGCGGTGCCGGTGTGGCTGCCCCTGGTCGACACTTCGACGAGGTTGATGATGTCTTCAGCTCGGAATGCGATAGAGAGATCTCGGTACTTGGCGCCTGTGCCGTCATCCTTGAACTCAATCTCGGGTGGCCCTGTGACGAAGCCGATACGGTCTTGGCTGACCAGTACGCCTTCTCGGTCAATGAAGATACGCCCGCGTTCTGCTGAGTAAGTGATCTGGTCAAAGTAGGCTTTGACGTTGGTGCCGTCCTGAATGGCGTATTGGCTGGAGCCGCCAAGCTCGACGGTGCCTGCGGCGATGTTGCGGGCTGCTCCCGTTGGGTAGTCAACTTCGGGCAGATCCAGGACCCAATTGATGCGGTCGCCTGTGAACTCTTTTGTGGGGTTTTGGCCTGGAATGAATGTCTGGGCCAGTCTGTAGATGTTGTCAACGCAGAACACGGTGACGGTGTCTAGGCCGCCAAGCGTGAACTTGTAGTCATAGTTGACGATGAAGCCTGTGAAGAGTGTCTCGGGTGTGTCTGTGGCGTCGTAGCGAATGAGCTTGACAATTCGACCTGGTGCGAGCCCTGGGACGCCTTGGGCTTGGTCGTAGTAGGGGTTGCTGGGGTCGTCGTCGAATGGGTTGAAGACGCCGTCTGCTAGCGTGTCGTTCAGGGTGAAGACCATGGTGCCGGCGGTGAATGCGTCGTTTTCGTCTTGGCGGCCTCGCTTCACTGATGCGGCGAGGGTGCCTTCTGCAACGCTGGCAAAGCTTGTGGTGCCGTCTAGGACGTAGGTGGTGTTGTCTAGTTTGCCTTTGATTGGGTCGTCTAGCACGAAGCCATCGACTAGGAAGCCGACGTCAACGAGCAGGTCGTACTTGCCTGCGTTCGGGATAGTTACTGCTGCCATTAGGCGACCGCGACAGGTATGGGCCCGTGTATCTGGTTGTATTGGCGGAGCGCGTTGACGGTGGTCTCGGCGATGTCGTTTGCTGTTGCCATGCCGCCGTTGATGTTCACGGTGATCTCTTGACGTACCCGCGGGTTGTCTAGACCTTGGCTGAAGAAGTCGGCTGCCGCGTTGCCTGCTGCGATGTCGGATTGGGTCATGCCGGCAAGCGGGTTGACTGCTGCTGCTGCTCTAGCGGCTGTGCTTGCGGCCGAGCCGCCACCTGTCGGGACAGCCAGGTTGGGCATGGATGGGATGATGGTGCCGCCACCTGTGGGCATGGCGCCGCGGTTCTCGCCAGCAAGCCAAGTCATGTCGGACCCGCCGCCTTCGCCGATACGCGGCAGCTTGATCCTGTCGAGCGATGGGATGTTGACGCCTGGTATGAAGTTCAAGCCTGCGATGATGACGTTCACTGCTAAGACGAGGCCGTTGGCGAAGCTCTCGAATGCTCCGATCATGAAGTTGAGCAGTTTGTTGACGCCTGTGCGGAACCAGTCAAACTTGTTGTATGCGATCACGAGACCAGAGACCAAGAGGGCGATGCCGGCTGCGATAGCTGTGAATGGGTTCAATGCCATAGCGATGTTGACTGCGATAATTGCTGCAGCGACCGCTGAAATGGCTGCTGCGATCGCCAAGAATGCTTTCGGGTTGTTGGATGCCCAGGTAGCGAAGCGGTTCAACACTGGCAACACTTTCTCTAGGATCGGCAGGAGGGCCGCGCCAATGGCTTCCTTGGTCTCGTTCAATGCCACTGTGAGCCTGGCAAAGCCGCCTTGGGCGGTTTGAGCGAATGCTTTTGTAGCGCCTCCGAACGTGCCACCGAGCACCGACATGATCGTGTCGAGATCGGCCCCGTCTTTGATAAGGGTCTTCATCTCGGGGCTGAGCTGCTGGAGGCCGCGGAAGTTGCCTTGGTATGCCTTGGCGAGGGCGTCAGCGACTTCCACTAGCGGCTTGTTGGTGGCTGTGGCGATGTCGGTGACAAGGGTCATGTCCCGCATGGAGACGCTGATGTCTTTCGTGCCTCGAGTGAGTGCCTCGAATGCTGGCCGCAGTTGATCGTCTGCGATACCAGTCGCCATAGTCATGGCCGAGATGGACTTCTCCACGGCGTCGATCTGTGCCTGGCTGGCTCCTGTGACGTTCTGCAACGTGAGCGCTAGTTGGGTCTGCGCGGCGGCGTCTTCCATCGCTGCTTTCGTTGCTCCAGCCAACGCGACACCGATGCCAGTGATGGCGGCTGTTGCCGGCAAGAACGCTTTTTTCATGACGAACGCGGCTTTCTCGCTGGTCGTCTCAAGCTTCTTGAACTCGGCTACTGCTTTGTTGATGCCTTTGCCGTCGAACTCGGTGATGATTGGGAGATTGACTGCCATGGTCATGTGCTCCAGTTCTTGAGGTCTTTGCGGCGGCGGTTCAGGTCTTCCATCATCTCATCTATGAGCTTCTGCGTCTCGCTTACTATGTCGCCGTCGTGCTGCTCGTAGGCACGCCATAGGACGCGGCTGGGTGGCCCGAAGCGGTTAGTGAGGGCTCGTACCATCTGGGAGCCTTGACGGGTCGGTACTGAGCCTTTGCCAGATGTGTCAAAGAGGGTGGAGGTGGCGCCTTTGTAGCGGATGTAAAACGTGGCCAGGTTGGTCATGTGGCCTGCAAACATCTTGGGCTTTCTGCCCGATACTTGGGACACGATCGTGTCTTTGCCGGCGGTGCCCCAGGGGAACATCTGGAAGCCGCTTTTGGTCTTCCAGTTGCGTTCCATGCCAGACATTGGGGCGCTCTTTGGCATTAGTTGGCGGGCTGTCTGCTCGACTGGCTTGGTGATCCGCTTGAAGTCTTGGGTAATCTTGCGGCGTGCTTCTTTGTCTAGGCTGTTGAGTTCGCGCAGAGCCTCCTTGATCCCTACGACTTCCATGCTTACGCTGACACTCATTAGCGGCCTCTTTGTTTTGTCTGCTCCTCAATCACCTTACTGACCGTAAGCAGGTCGCTCGTGTCAAAGTCAATGTGCGGCGGCCACCAGCCAGTTGAGACAAGAAGCTCTGCTAGAGCTCTTCGGACTGTGCCGCGGGGGTAGGGTTTGGGGCCTCCTCGACCACGATCTCAATGTGCTCTAGTTCGTTGATGAACTGATCAAACGCTGCCGGCACGACAACCTTGTGCAGCTTGGATGCCTCAAATGCAAGGAACGCTAAATCTTCGATGCCAAAGCCGTTGGCCATGTCGGAGGCTTTGCGCTTGAACTTGCGTTCCCACGCGACGATCACGCCGAGGGTCGTAGAGACAATGTGTTCTTCGCCTTTACGGCGGTACTTGATGATGACTTCCATGCTCTGCCTTTCGTGTCGGGCCGATTGTAGGCCGAGATCAGGTTACGTCTTTGCTGTACACGCCACCAACGAACGTGACGTCCACGGTGCTCAACTCGCCCATGCTGGCGTTGATGACAGGCAGTTCACCGAGGTATGCGCCGGTGAGCGTGAAGCCTGGGTTCGTCGGGCTGTCTGCTCCGACAGCAGGCTTGACAATGACGTTGCACACGCCGCCGACGACGTTTTCCAGTGTCGCAAATGTCTCAGCGCTTGCGTAGCTCATGTAGAACGTCAGGGTGACTTCGTGGTTGCCGAGGCCGTTGACGAACTTGCGGGCAGTGTCGCCGAATGCGGTCGCCTCGAGCGCGTCGTAGCGCTGGGTGAACGTGGCGGCGGTGCACTGGTCAGAGAGATCCACCGAGTTGACGGTGACTACTGGGTTGGCGAGGTAGGTGCTGGTGGCCATAGGGGTTACTCCTTCGTTGCTTTCTTG